AGGGCAGACCTAAAAAAAGCTAAGAAAAAATGATAACGATAAAGTGGGCCGGTACTATTCTTTGTTTATTTAGCATATTGCTAACTTCGCTGAACTTTTACCCAGGTAACATTCTTATAGGATTTATAGGCTCTAGTTTGTGGGCTGTGGCTGGGTATTCACAAGACGATATGGCATTGTTTACAGTAGAGATCGTAGCTGTTGCTTTTTACTTTGCAGGAATAGTATTATTTGTAACTAGTCAACTTTTTAAGTGGGGGCTTTTATGAGTTTTGATGAGTTGTGGGGGATGTATCCAAGAAAGGTAGCAAAGCGAGTAGCGCAAAAGAGTTTTGAGCGCCTAACGCAAACAGAGCAAGCGCAGGCTTTAGAGGCTATGCCAAACCATATCAATTACTGGAAGTCGCAGGATACGCAACTTGCGTACATACCGCATTTAGCCACTTGGCTTAACCAGTATCGGTTCGAAGATGAGATTGTCATTGAGCCGCCAAAAGTAAACAAGCGCCCAGAGTTGCCTTGGTATAGCTCAGAGGAATTAACAATTAGAAAAGCAAGTGAGATTGGTTGCCCAGCATACGCAGGCGAGGGCTGGCAGCAATGGAGAGCCAGGATCAGCAATAAGATTAAACAACTAGAGGAGCAGGTTTGAACTACTTATCTGTATGCTCTGGCATAGAAGCGGCTACCGTTGCATGGCATCACATGGGCTGGAAACCTGCTGGATTTAGCGAGATTGAGAAGTTTCCTAGCCAAGTGCTTGCTCACCATTATCCAACCGTCACCAACTTTGGTGATATGACTAAATACAAAGAATGGAATTTAAATGACTCAATCGGACTTTTGGTCGGAGGAACTCCCTGCCAATCATTCAGCGTTGCAGGATTACGCAAAGGACTTGAAGACCCAAGAGGTAACCTCGCTCTTACCTATCTTGGAATTCTTGACCACTTTAGACCCAAGTGGTGCGTATGGGAAAATGTGCCAGGTGTCCTCAGTTCTGGGGGGGGGCGAGATTTTGGTTCCTTCCTCGGGGCGTTGGGCGAACTCGGGTATGGGTTCGCATATAGGGTGCTTGACGCTCAAAACTTCGGAGTCGCACAAAGACGCAGAAGGGTGTTTGTTGTCGGACATCTTGGAGATTGGAAACCTGCCGCAAAAGTATTATTTGAGTCCGAAAGCCTGCGCTGGGATACTAAGAAGGGCAGAGTCAAGGGGGAAAAAGTTGCCAGATGCATTACTACACGCTCTGCAACAAACCTGTGTTCAGAAACAGGAAATTTTGTAATACATCATTGTGCAGATACTTTTCCAACGCTTTTATCGTCTACTGCTGGTGTAAGTCGGCCTGGTAATGCGGTTACGGAACATGAAACATATATTGCGTTTGGTTGGCAAAATAGCGCATCTCAAGGTATGTCTGTAGATACAATAAGCCCTACATTAGACAAAAGCAAAACTCCTGCTGTAGCATATTCACAACAACCTATTCCTGAATATTACGCACACCAATACTGTCAAGACAGGGTTTATTCAACAGAAGGAATTACCCCTGCTCTTAATTGTTCCCAGGCACACAAGTTTAGGTTTGATATGGCAGTTCGTAGGCTTACTCCAATTGAGTGTGAACGGTTGCAAGGATTTCCTGATAACTACACAAATATTAAAGAAAATTGTCCTGATGGTGGTAGATATAAAGCATTAGGCAATTCAATGGCAGTACCAGTAATGAGGTGGATAGGTGAGCGAATCAATCAATACGAGCAGCGAGGAGTGGAGAAACATCTGTGAGGCTAGGGATTTACTTACCTGGCCTTTAGCAAAAAGACGAAAACAACTGGCCTTAGTATTAGAAAAGCGTGGTGAGGCTGGGTACTACAAACTAACAGAGGAAATAACAAGGCAATGGACACTAGCCCGAACAAAGCAGTCGAGTTTATCATCAAGCAGTCAGGAGTCTTTGCAGAAGCCAAAGCAAATAGAACTTATATAGAGAACTACTTGCGCTCTGCCAAAAGTAAGTTGATGCTGGAATCTACGGCATCTAGTATTGCGGCTAAAGAGATGGAAGCCTATGCCACAGACGATTACATAGAGCTGCTAAAAGGGCTGAAAGAAGCCGTAGAGATAGAGGAAAAGCTAAAGTGGCAACTAATAGCGGCACAGGCTCGGATTGAAATATGGAGAAGCCAAGAAGCAACCAATCGTACTATTGATAGGGCTACACAATGAGCGATCTACCATTCTACATTGGGCTGGCTATATTTATTGCGCTAGGTATATCAATTTGGGTTACATTTAGGTAATGGCTACGAAAAATGAAAAGAACACATTGGCTGCGACTGCAAGACTCGGATGTATTCTTTGCTCCGAAGTCCTTGGGATTGAAAGCTCTGAAGCAGAACTCCATCATGTGCGGAGGTTTGGAGCTAAACGGTCTACATCCCCTGTCCTGCCACTATGCCCAGAACACCATCGTGGAAATACCGGTGTTCACGGATTGGGTGCAAAAGGTTTTGAGTCTAAATGGGGAATTACCTTTACGCAGCTCTTGGAGTCGGTCAGCAAAAGACTGGGAAAGTAGACTTAGAGTTCCAAGGGATCTAGACCGAGTTCTGTAGCAACCAGCTTACAGCGATCTCTAAATGCTTTTCCGTGATGCAACCATCTATCGCCCTTCTGCCGATGAAAGCTCATGTGGATCATCTCATGGCATAGCGTAGTAAGTACGGTGTAGTAGTGGCCGCACCTGGCAGACGATACCGTAACGGTATGTTCAAAATCCTCGCCAGTATCGTATAGGTATGTACCCATAATCTCAGGGTCAGCAGTAACTACAAAATCAATTTCCTCTGGTAGCGGCATCTTCCAACGGCTGTACGGATAGCAACACGCTAAAGAAGCGTATAAGTTGCTAAGTACGGCTGGAGTCAGTTTCATGCCATCATGCGCTAGACTTTGTGCAATGCGCCACGAAAATCTACTAAATCCTCGCCAGCAACTCGCACAATCTCAGGCTGCAACATTTTCTTATGTTCAAAACTTAGCATTACAAAGCCCTGCCCCCAATCTTTAGGAGTATCTTCTGTATAAGCAAACTGCTGGGAGTGCGGATCAGCCAATGTGCCAGTCTGAACGCCCCAGCGAGTACCGTTATAGTCTGCAACTGGGATTGCTGAAAGCACATGGGTATGGCCTGTAATCATATTAACGCCTGAGTTCATGGCATTGTTTCTGCCGCCAGTCCAGCCGCCCTTCCAGCGATGTTTAATGCAAGTATCTTCATTTACCCAAAACGACCAGCAAGGCTGCCATGCCGGGAAATACTCTTTTAGGGTAGTCCCTCTTACACCTTCAAACGCAGGCAAGTTAGCGACTATTGACATTTCTAGGCGTTGATCGTGATTACCGAGAGGCCAAAACATTTTTGCCCCTTTTGACACCTTTTCAATCTGCCCTAAATAATATTGGCAAGCCTCTAGCTCCTCTTTAACCGTAGGCAGCTTAGACCAATCTGCCCTAGGAAAGCGACTGATATTAGCGCCATCTAGCGCATCGCCATTACAGACAATAGCTGTAGGCTTATATTCCTTAATCATTTCAATTAAGGCTTTAAATGCGGTAGTGGTTTCATCAGGCCAAAAGTGGGCATCGCTGAATACAATTACCCTGCCTTTTTCTATATCCATGCCTCTGCGAGTATGACCAGGCGTTTGTTCCGTCTTTTTAAAGTAGGCTGGGTTTTCGCTTGCGAAGGTATCTAAAATAATTCCATACCTATTCTCTAGTGACCGTCTACGGGACATTACATTGCGAATGGCAATATCATGTTTTTTTGCAAATTTAGTAGGGCTTCCTATTTTTTTCCAAGAAGCAATCCACTCATCATCTGTTAGGTGATAGCCAGCCATATATATGCCTTTGCTTTAAGATATTGAATATAATACAATAAATCTAGTTGTATAATATTCTACATTTAAGGATTTTACTAGCGCAATATGGAATCTAGATTACAGAACTGGGCGTGGTATGTTAATTATGGGGTTATTGGCCCACAGGTAGAAACAACTTGTCGCTCGTTTGAAAAGAACTATATTCCAGAGCTAGGTAATCTTTACGCAGAAGCAGAGCCGCACTACGAGCCTGACCATGTAGACGGTGATCTTATTGAGCAGGCGATTAAGGGTTTGCCCTTAAACCTACGGCAAGCGCTTAAACTAAGATATGTAAGCCATCCTTACGCATCCATTAACCAGCTCGCTCATGCAGCTAGAACGACAGTACACAAAATAGAGTCAGATTTACAAAATGCAAAAAAACGACTCCAGCACGAGCTGGATAAAAAAGCCAGGTCAAATCACTATACGAACTTGCTCAAGATGCAAGATCAGCAAATCGACTGAAAATGGAATGATGGAGATATATGGCAATGGGATATACCAACGATTCGTCTGTAACGCCTGCCATAGTAATAGCAACAAAGACGGCTAAATGCCTTCCTGTGCTGTTTGCGTCTATTGACCAGTATGTGCCACTAGATGTAACCGTTATCATCTCTGGGAGCGATCTAGAGCTTCCTAGACACCAAACCATTAACCTGCCAAACAACGGCACTAATTATGGCGATTCATACAATGATGCGGTGCAATATGCGTTTGATATGTTCCCTGAGATTATTGTTGCCAACGATGACATAGTATTAACCCCTAGTAGTTACGAAAAGTTAATGGAAGATGTACTGTCGCTAAAAAACAACAAACTAGGATGGGTATGCAGCAGATCCGATTATGTGCGTGGCCTACAGAACATTAGAGAAGGATCAAAGCGCAATGGTGTGCGTTATGTAGAGGAAGATACAGTTATTAAATATGATGTACTTTCTCCTTTGTTTGGCTGGGTTAGCAGAGAAGCTTGGATAAATTACAAGCCGATTAACTGGTACTCAGACGATATACAATGTCTAGAGATGAGGGCAAATGGATTTGTAAACTACATTAGTCGCTCGTATGTTCACCATGTAGGCAGCCAAACTATCGGCATGGATCACCAAAAGAATAACCTAGAAGCGCAGGCATGGATTAAAGTGTTTATGCCGGAGCTATATAAAATATGGTTTGAAAGCAAATAATTTACTTGACAGGAAAAAATAGGGTAAAATTGTGCTAGGAAACCTTTGCCCAAAATTTGTGAGATTGTTATGAATCCAGAAAAAACAACGATTATGATTGGTCTATTAGGCGATAAGCCAAAGATGGGCAAAAAGGAAGAAGGCGGTTTGCTGGCTGAGGACATGAGTTCATGCCCATTATCTACAATGGATGCCGATATTAACAAAGGCAACATGAAAAAAGCTGTATTGACGGCTGATTATGGATCTAAAAAAGATGGCGAAGGAAAATGCAAGGCTTGTGAGTATTTCAATACTGATATGGCTGATTGTGGCGTACCTAAAGGTAAAGGCCATTGCGACATCTTTGATTTCGTATGCGACTCAGAAAACGGCTGTATGGCTTGGGAAGCAGTAGGCGAAGAAGAAATGGAGATGGAAGATGAAGAATAGTCTTTACGGAAACATTGCAGCAAAGAAAAAGCGCATTGCCGAAGGATCAGGCGAAAAGATGCGTAAACCAGGCACAAAAGGCGCACCAACCGCAGCCGCATTTAAGGCAGCTGCCAAGACAGCCAAGCCAATGAAAGCCAAAAAATGAAAATGACCGCTAAACAAAAGAAGATTGGCAAAGTAATGGGCGAGTACAAAGAAGGCACATTGCATAGCGGTAAGGGCGGCAAAGTCGTAAAGAATCCTAAGCAGGCCATCGCCATTGCTATTAGCGAAGCCGCAAAGTCTGCCCGTTATAAAAAATGAAAGTTCGTGAGGCTGCTGGAATCCTAGAGCGCATGGGCGTTGCTGGATTTAACAAACCAAAACGCACACCAAACCATCCCACTAAAAGCCATGTAGTAGTGGCTAAAGAGGGCGATAAGGTAAAGACAATCCGTTTCGGCCAGCAGGGTGTAAGCGGAGCAGGTGCTAACCCTAAGACAGAAGCAGGCAAAGCAAGACAAAAGAGTTTCAAGGCTAGACACGCTAAGAACATAGCTAAAGGCAAGATGAGCGCAGCGTTCTGGGCCAACAAAGTGAAATGGTAAATGGCACATCAACAACAGTTTGATTTTGTAAGAGGTGTAGCCCACTTTTATCCCAATAACTTTACAAATTGTAAGGTATTGGAAGTTGGCAGCTTAGACATAAACGGTAGCGTAAGGCAGTTCTTTACAGGCTGTGAGTACATTGGAATTGATCTAGGTCAAGGTAGGGGTGTAGATGTTGTTTGCCAAGGGCAAGACTACGATGCTCCAGACAATACATTTAATACAGTAATCTCTTGTGAGTGCTTTGAGCATAACCCTGACTGGGTAGCATCGTAGTCT